AAATTTCGGCATGTTCATTATCATACCTATCGTACTCTAGTCCGAAAAGAGCATTTAATCCTGGCTCTAATTCTTTCAGGAGTTGGGATCTAGCTATAGCCATTTTGCCCTCCTATATGCCAGTTGTAGCTAAGTGAAACTGAACGTTCAGCTTAACTAATAAAATAACTCCAGCACTCGCGACATCAATATCTTCAAAGTCACTCTTGATACCAACAACTCTAAAGTTGTCTGTTGCTGTAGTCGCTCCTGCGGAGCTCACAGATAATTCACCAATAGATTTACCAGTAGAACCATTTTGTGAACCGAATCCAACACCTTCTGCGTTAGCATGTATTAATGCTTGTGCTGTCGCCGCGTTCGTCAAGGAAGCATCTGCTTGAATCTCGTACACTTGGGAAGGGTTATCATAGATAAACACACTTGCCTCTGTATTAGCTTTGATTGAAGATGTTCCGGGATAGTTATTTGAAAAAACTGGTTTGCCAGTAAGATCAATATATTCACATCCGTTCATAACGCCTAGGATCGCAACTGCTCCACCATCTGCGGCTGAAACGTCGACTAAACCATTTGTTAATGGTATTACCATATCACCTTGATAAATTGCACTAGATGATCCAGTAGTCGCCGCTGTCTGTACTTTGTACTTTGTCAGCCCATTTGAGTTCGGTGCAGAACCTAGTAAATTATGAGGACGTAACCCAAAAGGGGCGTCTATGTTAGTAGCCATTTAAGGACTCCTTTGTCTCATAAGTTAAAATTATTCAGAGCTTTTTCCTTTAGCTCCGAAGGTTACACGACTTTGCCTTTCCGGTTTAAGGATTGGCATACTTGGGTGTTGTTCTCTCATCATATCATTATCGACAGCATCCATTTGATCGGACGTTTTTGCTTGAAAATATTGTTGTCGCTCTTTCATTGATTCAAGAGGAAATCTAGCGAGTACCAGTCCACCCACACCTATTACTCCAGCGTGTTTGCCGTCCTGGATAGTTGGTGCCTCAAAATCTGGGTACTCATCAGCTCTAACTAGGTCAAATCCTTCTCGGATTCGTGCAGATAAGTTTTTCACATCATCAAAACCCATTACCGAAGTACGGATCCAACGATGCTTAAAACCCTCTGGAGCTGGGGGTGCATCTAAAGTAGATGGTGGTTTCCAAGGAGTTCTACGAGCCTCTTTAGTTCGTGTTACCTCGGTGCGTGTTTGACGACTTGACATATTGTCTCCTTCACGTTATGCTAAATATTGTTTTTGTTTAGCGTATTGCTCCAATGATACACCAAGTTTCTTAGCGATTGCAACCTCTGATTTCGTTAAAGTCACTTTTCTTGGATTTTTACCACTAGAAGATCTAGATACTCCTGCTACTGGAGTGTTTACAGTTGTAGTCTGAGTAGTCCTTTCAGCAAACTTTTGCGGAAAAGCATCTCTCATACGTTGATCGATAGTAACATAATACTCATCTGTTAAAGCATATTGCTCTCCAAATTGCTTTATTAAATCATTATGAACACTAAAAGCTGTTAATGTCATAGGCTCATCATCTCCAAACCAAGTATTCTGCTGAGCCCATGCTTGAGCTTTTGGGTGTACTGGTTTAGGGGCTTGTGTTTGAGGAGCTTGTTGTGGTTGCTGTTCTACTATTTTTTGTTGTTGTTCTCTAGTTACTTTAGCTTTATTTAATTCTCCTGCTTCAACAGCGAGCCTAGCAAGATCTTTATTAAGTGTAACCTGAGCATCAATATCTCCAGTAGAAATCGCCTCAGTAAGTTTTCTTTTTAAAGTTTCTTCTTCAGAAGTAACCCTAGCATCATATTCTTTTATATAAGAATCATCAACTGTTTTACTTCTTTCTTGTAAACTTTTGTTTTCCTTTTGGAGTCCTTGAGCATAATCAATCGCCGCTTTTTCACGACGTTCGGCTTCACGGACTTTCCATGTCATTTTTTCTATACGGTCTCTAACCTTTTTACTATAACCATCAAGCTTGTTATCATCTTCACCAGTTTCTTCAGCTACTACTGGTTCTTGAGGGTCGTCTACTACTTCTACATTAGTATCACCTTCTAGATTAACTTCCACTTCTTCATTTTCAGGTTCTAAAGGTAACTCTGCTTGTTTTTGGGCTTCAGCCATTTTATTCTCCTATGTGTGTAAGATGTCTTCTGGATCATTTATAGTAGCAAGTATTTCATCATCATTCAATAATCTGACTTCGCCACCCTCTATTTTGAATCGGCTTCCTGCATATCTGCCGAAGATCACCCAGTCTTTTTCTTTACACCAAGGATTATAAGTTTCTCCGAATTTTTCTTTATCGCTAAAAGCAAGAGGACCTATCTTCAAAACGTAGCCACAGACGGTAGCTAAGGCTTCTCTTTCAATAGCTTGATCTGGGATAAAAACGCCACCTTCCGTTTTACCTTTTCCTTTATAAGGCAATATCAAAATTCTCCAACCAGTAGGTTGAGGCATCTTGTCTAGGGCTGATTGGGTAGGTTCGGTTTGTTCTTTTGGGGTTTCTTGTTCTTGATACTTCTTTTGTAGTCTTCTAGGTACTATTAATTTACTCATGTTCCACCTTTTTTAGCAAGAGTCTAAGCTCTTGTTGTAATGTTGCAAGTTCAGAGAGTCTAGCTCTCACTTCCTTGTAGGCATCAAAACTATCAATACTGCCATGTAATAGCTGTTCTTCTAGACCTTGTTGCCTCTCTTTTAGAATATTACCTATTCTATCATAAATGTAAAGATCCATTTACGTTGTCTTTTTCTTGGTCTTCTTTGCACTATTAAAGTGTTTAGTTGTAGGACGACCTTTTTGTCCAGCCTTTTTCATTTTTTCGCCACTTCCTGCTTCTATTCTTTTTCTCTTTTTATGTATGTTTTCATATAAACCCATGCCAAACTCCATTGCTCTTGCCCACATCATGCCCATCATTTCTTTTTGCTTTTTATAATACTCTTTAGTGTTTTCGCTTGTCCGGCATGTAACTTACTAGCTTTTTTTAAACCCTTGATAACTTTTTTTATTTTCTTTTTCATTTTGTTAACCCTTTATATTTTTCGAAACTACGAAGACCGCCCAATCCAAGCATTCCCATTAAGACTGTCATTAAACTACCCATATCAAAAGTTGGTAATTCTGGTATTTGTACAGATAGATAGGCACAAACAAACATTGTAACTGGGGCTAAGACAAAATGCCAACAAAGAGCAATTCCGCATGTCCAACCGATAAAGGGTCTCCATCCTGCTACGAATATTGATTTATGCTTTGCTTCAGTTTGATTTATAGCTAATTGACCTTTAGCCAATTCCTGAGCATGGCTTTCCGCCATAGTTGCCACCTCATGTGCCAACTTGTTCTTCATGTCTTTATCTTCTATGAACTTACCAAGTAAGTTACTGACTGGACCTATTAATGCTGTTAACATTTAAAACACCTCTATTTTATCTTTATCGATCTTAACTAGTTTACAGTAGCATGAGTATCTTTTTTCATCTTTGCCAATGAATACCGTTTGTCCTGTCAAAGCTCTTTTAAAATAGTTACAAGTATTTACGTTTTCAAAATGTATTGTTCCTGCAACTGCACCACCAAGATAGCACATCAACAAAAACGCTGGGTTCACTTAACCCCTCTAAATTTTATGCCTTGACGAGCCATTCTGTTACCACGACTTACCATGCCTCCTGCTTCCATATCAGCACGATTATCTCTAGCTTTCATTTGTCCCATGAGTGCTCCACCATTAGCAAATTTTTTAACTTGCCGAGTAGTTGGTCTAACCATATTAGTTCCTGACATACCACCCATCATTTTCATGTCTTTCAACATATCGGCTTCATCTTCATTTAAATCGCCTTGAAACTTTTCAGCATCTAAAAGTGCTTTAAGCTCTTCATACTTTTCACTTCCAGGATCTAAACCTTCTAATAACGAATCTAATTGTTTTTTTCTACTCATTTTATTCTCCTTTATCCAGTACTAAATGGTATTGTAAATTTTATTCCGGTATATGTGTCATCTGGCTTTGTCGGATCGTAGATTACACCACTATCAAAGTTAACACCCTCAGGAAGTAGATTCTGTATATATGGTTGTGCATAACTCAAACCTTTACCTACAACATCAGGACTTGTTAAAAAATTTTGGAAATCTTTGAGGCTAGATGCTGTTTGTGTATTAGGATCTATTTGTATTGGATTCACACGGGCATTATCATATCCAGCCATAAGTGCTCTTTGTAGATCTGTCGATTCAGCACGATCCATGTTTTCCATTATCCCTGAAGGTGAGACTTTGTTTTCATTATCATAATTAAATCTTTTAAAAATGGTGTCTTTAAAAGTGTCATCGTAAATATCTTTTCCAGACTCATACGTCTTTTTTCCAGCCTCAAGTAAAGAACCAAGAATTCCCATTAAACCAAACTTACTAAAATCAGTTTCTTGTGCGAATCTTTCAACGGGAGAAAAGTACATACCTTTCTGTCCAGCAACTTGAGGTTGTAAATAAGAAGGTCTTTGTAGGTTAGAAGCGTTAGCTGAATCAATATAATTAGGGTTGTAAAAATTATCTGAAGTAGGGTAAACACCCTCTACTCTATTTCCTGGCTGAAGACCTCTGCTCATGTTAAGAGCTTGTGCATATAAAGGATTGTAATTTACAGAATTACGCACATTGGATCTATCACCAACATTAGATAAAACATTTTGGATTGCTTGTTCTGCATCGCTATCCGCAGTATTCGTACCATAAGTATTATAATTATCTTGAGCTTGGGCTAGGCTATCAATTCCTGAGGAGGAATAATCACTAGCTGATCCGAATAATTCACTCATCCTTTAGTCCTTTGTGCTGTAAGAAACCTAGCATTTTCAGCTCTCATATTAGCTATTTCTTCGGTTGTGTCAATACGGTCTTTTTGTA